CCATTCTTTCCTATTACGTTTATGATGTTATTAGGGTTGGGATTTATATGTTATGTGGCATGGAGGGCAACATGATTAGATGGATAAAAGGATATGAGGATAAACATTCTAATCCTGTATTCAAACATTGTAAGAATCCTGACAAGTGGGAGGTAAAAGATAGTCGATTCATTATGTTTCGATATGGTAAAGGTGGTGCCATAGATATTAGGATCATGGAGAACAATACTGATCTTAAACATGATATAAACATTACTGTCGATAAGGATGGTAAGTTAAAGGCAATGGTATCGGAGCAAACTAAATGAGAGATACAATTCTATATGGAGATTGTAGAAAGACATTAGGTACACTTAAGGCACAGATATCTATTGGTATTGCAGATAGACCACGTATGTGTGTTACATCTCCACCATACTACGGTCTTAGAGATTATGGTGGAGAAGAGTCACAGATAGGATTAGAACAGTCTCCAGAAGAATACATTGAACAGATGGTGGAGGTGATGTCATTAGTGAGAGATTGTCTTACTGATGATGGTACACTGTGGTTGAATATGGGAGATAGTTACTATAACTATAAGTCTGGTACTGGTGAGTATGCAAAGCAGTCATTCGCAAAGAATAGACAAGACCTACCAATGAAGACACCTAAACGTGCTAATAGATTGGAGGGGTTTAAGGATAAGGAATTGATGGGTATTCCATGGATGTTGGCATTTGCATTGAGGAAAGATGGATGGTGGTTGAGGCAGGATATTATATGGAATAAACCTAACCCAATGCCAGAGAGTGTGAGAGATAGGTGTACCAAGTCACATGAATACATTTTTTTATTAACTAAAGAAAGAAATTATTATTTTGATGTAGATTCAATTAAGATACCTACTGTGGATGGTGAAGGAATGAAACGTAGGAAAAGTGTATGGGAGGTACAAACTAAACCATACAAAGATGCACACTTTGCAGTATATCCTCCTGAATTAATTGAACCATGTATCATAGCAGGTAGTGAAAGAGGTGACATCATATTAGATCCATTCATAGGGTCAGGTACTACAGCAGCAGTAGCAAAGTCATTAGGTAGAGATTACATAGGGTGTGAATTACATGAAGACTATGGTAAACTAATTAAAAAAAGAATTGATGAATATGAACCAGTTAATGAAGTGGCACAAGAACCACCCATAAACATACTTGATATAGTATAATAAAATTAACAACAAAATCATTATGAAGTGCGAAGTCAAACTTTATGTTGCTGGTTCAGTATTCACTGAGCAGGTACATGCAAGGAATTATGATGAAGCAAGGGAGGTTGCACTTGCAAGGAACCCCAATGCTAGGGTAATCAGTGTTAATGCCCGTCCATAGTGGTTGACTATAGAAACTTCTATCCCTGCCCTAAGAAAGGCATCCTAGACCCTATATGTGGCAGTCCAGAGGGTTATGTAACTAAAGATGGAATGTGGGCAGCAATTCCTCTTATGGGAAGTGAAACTAAATTGGTTATCATTCATAATGGTGAGCAAGTACATACTGCCCGAAATTATCAATCTGCTAAAAACTACATACTAAAAGAAATTAAGAAATCCAAATGAGTCAAACCAAAGTTCCGTTGGGTGAAGGATTCTTTTACCCAGATGAAAAGAAATACTGCTTTATGAAAAGATCAGCAGCAGATGTTAGTGTTAATGATGAAACAGGCAGTAATTTTTTCACTTTTACACCTGGATTTGGTGAGTTTACGGGAGAGTTTTCTGATTTGGAAGCATATCTTGTAAACTATATAAAAGAAAATAAATTAAACTGGTGTGATGTAACTCTTGATTGGTTGAGACATTGCCACTATCAAATGGATCCAGAAACAAAGGAACTTGGAGAGTTCTTAGAGTCTTCAGGATGTGAAGGTGAGTGGTGGGAATGGAATTCAGAAACACAAGAGTTTGAAGATGCACCAGATGAGGAGGAAGAAGATGAGTGAAACTAAACAGGAGAAATGGGAACGTGGTAAGACTCTTATGCTGGAGTCTTTACATAAACCTGATGATAGGTTGAGGGGGTGTGCCCACAACCAAGAATGTTTCCACGAATTACTAGAGATAAGAGAGAGTGTCATTGAGATGGTTAGAGAGATGGACAATCCTCATGCTCCACCAACTAAAATACCATTTGGTAAGAAGAATGACCATGTGGAACCTACAATTACTACACCAGCAGGTGAGATAAGTGAAACTCTAATGAGTGGATCATTGGGTGATTATTATATGTCAGAAAAGAGAGAGTATTAATGACTGAAGAAGAATTAGAGGATCAAAGATGTATTGATGATGATTATAATGTAATTAATCATTATTACAGAGCTAAAAGATTACATCCCAATATACCATTCTACTTACAAGATGAAAAAGGTCAAACATTTGAGTTTAAGTGGGATCTTATTTACCAATATATTGGTAAATTGAGTAATCATAAGATATACTAATAGGCATAAATTTTTGTTAAATGTATCAGCAAATACAGACACAATTTGCATAAATAATGATAGAATTAGGGATAACAAGATGAGTTAAATCTCTTCGTTATTGTAGTTCATTTGGAGGCAATTATGCACAACTTAATCTCATTTAATCAACTTGCTGGATCAAAACATATGGAATAT